CGGTCGTCCTTTTACCTCTGATGACATTAATGACTATTACGGTTTTGTATATAGTATCATTAACACACTCAGCGGAAAGCGATACATTGGTAGAAAATATTTCTGGCAACACCGTACACCCAAGGGAAAGAAACGCAAGGTAAAGTCTGAATCAGATTGGAAAAAATACTATGGAAGTTCTAAGGAACTCATAGAAGATAAAAAAAAGTTTGGTGCCATGGCATTCAAACGAACCATTATCAGTATACATAACACTAAAGGTCTTGTTAATTTTAATGAGACCAAACAATTATTTCTCAACAACGTACTTACGGAGGCAATGGAAGATGGTTCCCCTGCATACTACAACTCTAACATTCTCGGTCGGTACATGCGTAAAGACTATTTTAATACTTGACAGACGCTAGGACATCGGTTATACTACTGGGGTAGTTCAGACACAACTTAAATGAGTTGGATTGATTTCCTAGACGCTGACGTCGAAGAGGATTATCTCGACGTCCAGATCGATAAACTGCACACTCTCGTTACTCAAGGGTATGAGGAGGATGCAAAAAAGTTGAATCTGAATATCAAAACTGCCTCCAAAATTCTTTTGGGTCAGTAGCACAGCGGATAGTGCAACTGCCTTCTAAGCAGTCGGTCGCAGGTTCAAATCCTGCCTGACCCGTTGCCCTCACGGGCATAACGGTCCATTAGAAAGGTAACTTCATATGACTACAGCACAACGATTCTCGTCGTGTCTCTCCATCCTTGAGGATGCAGTTGACAGACAGATTATGCTCGACTCTGATTATCCTATCATTCATAATCAATTAGTTAAACACTATGAGGACAGAGGAGTCGATTTCTACGGTGATGTAGACGAGGATTATGACATCCTACTTGCCAAACTTGAATCAGACCTTTATTATTATGACCAAGACTAACACCATTTTGGAGCGATATCCTTATCGCTATGTTGAAGTTGGGACACTCGACAATGGGTTTCCCGACTATCGTATTCAAAAGTTTCACGAGTGGACCCAAAGATACAGGGACATGTATCTCCTAGACAACTCTGTACAACTGGATTATGCGATTGAAGATTTTGAATACACAAAATGGTTAGATCCTGATCCTGAGGTACAAGCATACCGCAAGTACACATGATTACCCTTATTGTTATTGTAGTGCTGATCGCAGCAACTGCATTTCTTATTCGTTATTATGATCCCCACCATTGACTAACGCAGAACTTATCCCTCTATTTTCAACTCCTCTTTTTAAAACGAGGATTGAATCACATAGCATTAGTACCGACATTCTAGAATCTCTAGAGTATAGGAATTATTCTGATGGGACAGGTCAACAAAGCATTAGTACTAAGATCCTACTATCAAAACCTTTTAATGATCTTCGTAATGAGATAGAGAAGCATCTTAGTACATATGTTTTTGGTATGCTGAAGATTGGTCAAGGGCAACTGGCACACGTCCAGTCATGGATCAATAAGCATAGTCCAGGTGACTATGCACCGAAACATCACCACGTTAACTCTTGTTATAGTGGTGTTTATTATTTACATGTTCCTACTGGCAGTGGGAGCATCATTTTTTCCAAAAGTCCTTCTAACATGGAGCAGATTCTTGCTCATCCAACTGAAGGTAACCTTTGGAATTCATCAGTATGGGACTTTCCTGTAAGATCAGGCGACTTAATTATTTTTCCTTCGCACCTGACACACGCAGTTCCCGTAAACAAATCTGATGACACAAGATACTCAGTTGCATTCAATTACTTCCTAGAGGGAGTGCTTGGTGATAACACTGGACAAATTAATCTACGCATTCAATCATGAACATGTATGATCTAGCAACTAAAGCGTTGAAAGATGCTGTCAAGGCAGCACTCGATGACAATGTTGATGCTGCTCTGCAGTGTGAACTTTGGAGACACTATCAGGGTGTGAAGCAAATCGCTAAACAACTAGAACCTGCATCTACAGAGTCTTCAAATGTCTTTAATGTTAACTTGGGATACGATCCCGATAGTAACATAAATATTCCGTCTGGATCAAACGTAGCAGCAGATACAATCTCTTTTACGTCTGATACGAAGGATGTCGTCACCTTCTCTTGATCTTCCGCCAATAGATCCTAAAAACTCGATGGCATTATGCGCGACAGGAATCACATATAGGTGATACACTGACGTCCAGACTACTTGGGGGTGGCGACACCCCTTCTTTTTTATAAACATCATGCAAGTCTTCGATAACTTCTTACCAGAACATGAGTTCCGTCCTGTGCAACAGGCATTTCTGTCAGAAGATTTTCCTTGGTTTTACAATCCTCGCGTGATCGCAGGACAAACCAACCCCGACCTATATCAAATGTGTCACAGTTTTTATATGAACTGGGAGTGGCAATCACAATATCAGAATCTAGTGGCACCTGTATTGAATCGTTTGGATATATTAAACCCTCTTAGAATCAAAGCAAACTTAACTTTTAAAATGGATGACAACTATGAGAGTGGTTGGCATCATGATTATGAAGCAGCAGGAAAGATTCAAGATCACAACACAGCAATTTTCTATGTAACAACCTCCAATGGTCCTACATTGTTTGAGGATAGTAAGGTTGAGTGTGTTGAAAATAGACTGGTTCTATTCAAAAACAAAGATAAGCACTGTGGTACATATGCTACAGATGCGAAAGAAAGAGTGGTAATTAACTTCAACTTCTTGACACCTTAATTATGGAATGGTTAGTACCTAACAAACTTATGGTTGCATACGTTCAACCCTTTGAGGAGTTGGAAGAGTATGCCATGAAAGCAATAGAGGCAAAAGTCCCGTTGGGAGACGAGGCACCTGTATCAATCAAGAGAGAGTATGCTATGGAAGTGCCTCCTCTCTTTGAGAAATGGTTGATTGATACTATTGATGAAGCGTTTTACTTACATAAAGATGTTGGTGGCATCTATGGAAACACCAAGGACAAGATGCGTATCGTCAAGATGTGGGCGAACGAGATGCACAAGGGAGATCAGCATCAACCCCATATGCACCAGTACTCATTATATTCTTTTAGCTGTTATATAAGAACTACTGATGATGACGCTCCTTTCTATTTTATTTGGAACGAAACAGGAAATCCAGTGTACATAAATGAGGATTCTGTAGGCCACGCCTTGATTTTCCCTGCCAACCTCATCCATACAGTGTACCCTAAGCAGACCGAGGATGTCAGGATATCGGTATCGGGGAACGTTGTAATAGATGTTGACAAAACTTAATCTTTGCTATATAATAATGTAACGTTTCTTAACAAAGAACAAATGACCGTAACAACTGAATCAGGTGGCAGACAGAATATGTTTGCAAAAGAACCTACAATGTCCTACGTTGACAACTATGAATCATACGGCAAGAATGCCGAAAAACTCAATGGTCGCCTCGCTATGCTAGGATTGGTCAGTGGTGTTATCTCATATGTCTGTACAGGAAACTTCTTTTTCTTTGGTCTCGCAGGATTCTGAAGAACTGTGACACAACTGTCACATCAAATGTAAACCTCACTTAACAAAAACAATGACTCCAGAAGCAGAAAAGTTTAACGGTTGGGCAGCAATGCTCGGTTTCGTAGCAGCAGTTGGTGCTTATGCAACTACTGGTCAGATCATTCCTGGCATTTTCTAATGAAAAAGTCTTTCAAAGAAAAGTCTGTCGATGATCTGTTCGAGAAGAACAGCAGAGTAGAACCCCAGAAGATCTGGGCAGAGACTTGGAACGGTAGAGCAGCAATGGTTGGTCTAATGGCAGCAGGTATCTCTGATGCATTAACAGGACATATGTTCTTTGGCATGTTCTAATGGACAGTTTATATACTGTCAATGAGATAACGTATGGGCAAGCAATATTGTGGTGTCTGTATCCTTTCGGTGTCCTAGTAGGGTTAGAACTCTTTCTAAGGGCACTAAAGGATGACGACGATGATGACGATCCAGAAGGAGGGATTATGGTCCCTGCCTACGCACAAAATCCAACTTAATTACACCTGAGGAGCACAAGGTAAAATGACCAACTTTAAATCAACAATCAACTCTATCCCCCCATCAATGCATGGCATCCTAGAGTTCGCATTCTTCGTAGCAGTGGGGGTTGCTGCAGGAAACATGGGGTGGGTATGATGAAACCAGTCCCCTTAAAGGTAGTACCGTACATCTTCTTCGCATCTCTGATGCTGTCTACGATTACAGGGTTCCTACCCCAGTCTGTAATGACACTCACTTAAGTATTAATACTCATTCTTGAGTGCTTTACAAAACTTAGCATCTCTGCTATAATAAATAAATCAACTGGGTGAGGGAATCCTCACCTTTTCTATGTGCACCCCTCAAACCGAGACCTATAGGGTGGTTAAATCACGTCTCTCATACCTTTTCCTGAGGGTGGAAAAGGAATACTATACTCAGTGTCCCCTGCACTAATACATAACCCTTATTCAAATGACAACTCTTTCACGTTCAAAACAACGCGGTGGTCTCCTCTCAGGATGGGACGAACTGTGTAACTGGGTCACCTCAGTTGACAATCGCATCTATGTTGGTTGGTTTGGTGTGTTGATGATTCCTTGCTTGCTCGCAGCAGCAACTTGCTTCATCATTGCATTCATTGCAGCACCTCCAGTTGATATCGATGGTATCAGAGAACCTGTTGCAGGTTCACTCATGTATGGTAACAACATCATTTCTGGTGCTGTTGTCCCTAGTTCAAACGCAATCGGTCTTCACTTCTATCCTATCTGGGAAGCAGCAACTCTAGATGAGTGGTTGTATAATGGTGGACCTTTCCAACTTGTAGTCTTCCACTTCCTTATCGGAATCACAGCATACTGTGGTCGTCAGTGGGAACTTTCTTACCGCCTTGGTATGCGTCCTTGGATCTGTGTAGCATACTCTGCTCCAGTGTCTGCAGCATTTGCTGTGTTCTTGGTCTATCCTTTCGGTCAAGGTTCTTTCTCTGACGCAATGCCTCTTGGTATTTCTGGTACTTTTAACTACATGTTCGTGTTCCAAGCAGAGCACAACATCCTTATGCACCCATTCCATATGCTTGGAGTAGCAGGTGTATTCGGTGGTTCACTCTTTAGTGCTATGCACGGTTCTCTTGTTACTTCTTCTCTTATCAGAGAAACTACTGAGCAAGAGTCACAGAACTACGGTTACAAGTTCGGACAAGAAGAAGAGACTTACAACATTGTTGCTGCTCATGGATACTTTGGTCGCTTGATCTTCCAGTATGCATCTTTCAACAACTCTCGTTCACTTCACTTCTTCCTTGCTGCATTCCCTGTGGTCTGCATCTGGTTCACTGCAATGGGTGTGTCAACTATGGCATTCAACCTCAACGGTTTCAACTTCAACCAATCCGTCGTTGACGCAGGTGGTAAAGTGATTCCTACTTGGGCAGACATCCTTAACAGAGCAGGACTTGGAATGGAAGTTATGCACGAGCGTAACGCTCACAACTTCCCTCTTGACCTTGCTGCTGCTGAGTCTGTGCCTGTTGCACTTACTGCACCTAGCATCGGTTAATAAATAATCCTGTTCGGGATATCTAAATAGAGGGGTAACACCCTCTATTTTTTTGTGTCTGCATATTATTATCCAGAAGGAAGTTTTGGACCTATCTGTGACGTAATCCTCCCAGAGGTAGTGACAGGTCCATATCTACCGTCCGAACTTAGGGACAGGGAGGAGGATGATGGCATCTCTGTAATCGAAGATCCTAGAACTGATCTGCCTGGAACTCCTGATGGTCAGTATATGCCAAGGTTTTTTCCAGGGTTACCAAGATTCAAAAGACAAAAATGTAAGGTAAGAGAGGATGGAACTTTCTATGACTGTGAGTATGAATATGATTTACCTGCTAATTGGGATTGTGAAGGACTAAACCCTCCTAAAGAAGGTTGTGCAG